AAATAATGAGCCACAAATTAATAGTACATTAAAAAAATCAATAAGTTACAATGATTTAGACCCTAACGATGACTTACCGTTTTAATTATGCACATACAAGACGAGCAGCTACGCAAGGAATTAAAAAAGATTTTAGCTTTTAAAAAACGAAACAGCATCGTAAAAGAAATACAGGACAAAGGAAACAAATTCCATTTTTTCCAGCTTACAAACTTTTTGGAAGGTAAAGACGTTTCGTTATCAACGCTTAAAAAAATAGATTACTTCGTAAATAGATAAAATTTTTAGATTAAAAACGTAGGCGCAGACTTAATTGTTTGCGCTTTTTTTGTTACCAACCTTTCAATAGGTTAAACCAACCTTTCAAAAGGTTATTTTCAGGTTGTTTTGTTATACACAACTAATTGTTAATAAATTCGTTTGTTTATTGTTGAAAAATTAATCATACATTTGCTTAATATCTAAACAATTAAAAATTGGAATGGTTAACTAAAGTTGCAAAGCATCACAAAGAGTGGGTTAAAATGGTTAATCAATTTGGCGAATACTTCTTTGCTGAAGACATAGTCCAAGAAACGTACATAATGTTGTACAAATGGAGTAGCGAAGAAAAACTATTCAAAGACGGACAAATAAGTAAAGGTTATATGTGGTTGGCTCTCAAGAATACTTTCCTTCAACACATAAACAAAAAGAACAAAATCTCATTTATACCTTTAGAAGACGTTTACAATTTAGCAGAAGAAAACAACACAGAAGAAAACGAAGCTTACAACGACCTGTTAAATAACGTAGATTTAGAGTGTGATAGTTGGCACTGGTACGACAAACAATTATTTGAGTTATACAAAAACACGAATAAAAGTTTAAGACAAATAAGCGCAGAAACAAACATAAGTGTAACAAGTATATTTAATACTGTTAAAACTTGTAAAAAACGAATTAAAAATAATGTAGGAGAAGACTACGAAGATTTTATAAACCAAGATTACGAACTAATAAAAAAGAAAAAATGAAAAGTAAAGGATTAGGCGATACAATCGCAAAGATTACAGAAGCAACAGGAATTGATAAACTTGTAAAATTTGTAGCAGGTGAAGACTGCGGATGCGATGAGAGAAAAGAAAAGTTAAACAAACTATTTCCGTATGCAAAACCGTTGTGTTTAACAGAAGATGAGTTCAACACGTTAGACGCTTATTTTAAGCAAAACACGAACACACTTACAAGCGATGAACAAACAAGTTTAATAGCAATTAACAACAGAGTACTAAATCAAAAATTAACCTTCAGCACCTGTTCAAGTTGTCTTCGTGATTTAGTAAGTAAGCTGCGAGTAATTTATAACGAGTACAGTCCAGAACAAACAGAAGAAAATGCCAATACCGAAACCAAGTAAAGACGAAACAAAAAGCGACTTTGTTAAACGATGTATGTTAGACCACGTTATGATAAGCGAGTACGCCATTAATCAACGTTCTGCAATTTGTCAAGATGCTTATAATACAAAATTAGCAAAGGAGAAAATAAGTTTTGATTATGACGGTACACTTTCAACAAAAAAAGGTTTTGATTTAGCAAAGAAGTTAAGCGAAGAAAACACGATTTATATTATTTCAGCAAGGAACAACAAAGACGAAATGCTAAAGAGAGCAAACGAACTTAATATTCCTTCAAATAGGGTATTCGCAACGGGAAGCAACAAAGCAAAAATAGAAAAGATTTTAGAACTTGGAATATCAAAACACTACGACAATAATAAAGATGTAGTAAACGAATTAGGCAACATAGGAAAGTTAATATAAATAATGAAACAATAGTGAAAAAATGGCTAACGAAGAAAATTTAAAACCGTTTAAAAAAGGCGAAGTATCTAATCCAAATGGACGACCAAAAGGAAGTAAAAACCGCAGCACTATTGTAAAAGAGTTGTTAGAATTTGCTTCAAGTCAAAAGAACGTTTTAACAGGCGAACAAGAAACTTTAACGCAAGAACAAGCAATTACTTTGGCTATGTTATTAAAAGCAGGTAAAGGAGACGTAAACGCATACAAAGCACTTATGGATAGTTGCTATGGTGCGCCTAAACAAACTACAGATACTAATTTAAGTGTTTCAGACTTTGATGTAAAAGACCTATTCCGAATTGATAGTTATAAACCCGAAGTTTAATTATTTAGGAAGTCCTTCACGTTACTTTATTGTAACAGGTGGTCGTGGTTCGTCCAAGTCTTACAGCGTTACAACGTTCCTGTTATTACTTACAAAGGAAAGCGGACACGTTGTGTTGTTTACACGTTATACTTTGGTTTCGGCATCCATTTCAATCATACCGGAATTTATAGAAAAGATTGAGTTAATGAAAATGGAAGACCAATTCATCGTAACAAAAGACGAAATAATAAACCTACAAACAGGAAGCAAAATAATATTTAAAGGAATAAAAACAAGTTCTGGAACACAAACGGCAAACTTAAAATCTTTGCAAGGAGTTACAACGTGGGTATTGGACGAAGCAGAAGAACTTACAGACGAAGACACCTTCGATAAAATAGATTTGTCTATAAGGCACAAGACAAAACAAAACCGAGTTATTTTAATTCTTAATCCTACGACAAAAGAACATTTTATATACGATAAGTTCTTTGAAAGCAAAGGAATAGAACAAGGCACAACACTAATAAAAAACGATACCACGTACATACACACAACGTACTTGGATAACATCGAAAACCTATCCGAGTCTTTTTTAAAACAGGTTGAATACATAAAAGAACGAAGACCTGAAAAATACAAACACACAATACTTGGTGGTTGGCTTGATAAAGCAGAAGGAGTTATATTTACCAATTGGAAGATAGGAGACTTTAAAGAAGTTGGAGTAAGTGTGTACGGTCAAGACTACGGATTTAGCGCAGACCCTACAACTTTAGTCAAGACAAACATAGACAAAGCAAACAAAATCATTTACGTTAAGTTACTGTACTATAAACAGGCACTAACAACAAGCCAGATAGCAAGGTTAAATTCAGACTTTGCAAGTAAAGATTTAATAGTAGGTGATAATTCAGAACCACGATTAATTAGTGAGCTCAATGCACTTGGAAATAACGTTGTACCTACAATCAAAGGAGCGGACTCTGTAATTTACGGAATAAGTTTACTACAGGATTACGACCTTGTAATTACAGAAGACAGCATAGATTTAATTAAAGAACTAAATAACTATTCGTGGCTTGAGAAGAAGTCAAAAACACCGATAGACAAACACAACCACGCAATAGATGCTTTGCGTTACGCAGTAGCATATCAATTAGACAATCCAACAAAAGGTTTATATTTTATACGATGAACGATTTAGAAATAATGATGCAATGCGTACAGATTTACATCTACCAAAAAAAAGGTGTAAAGGTTCGTATTTATTTACGAGACATCCGAGATATTAATATGTTAAAACAAGCATACGATTACATACAAAAAAATGAACACAACAAAAACACGAATAATTAATTATTAAGATATGAAGTTAGAAATAAACGTACCAACTACTTTAAGTGAAATACCACTAAAAAGCTACCAAGAATTTTTAAAAGTTCAACAGGGAAGCAACGACGAAGAATTTATAGCGCAAAAAATGGTTCAAATATTCTGCGGAATAGAACTAAAGGATATTGTAAAAATGAAGCTTACAAGTTTAAACGAATTAATAACACACTTTACAAAGTTGTTTAGCGAAAAGCCAAAGTTTCAACCAACGTTTAAAATAGGAACACAAGAATTTGGATTTATAACTAACCTTGAAGAAATAAGTTTTGGCGAATATGTAGACCTTGAAAACAATTTACTTAAGTGGGAAGACTACCATAAGGCAATGGCTGTAATGTACCGACCTATCAAAATGAAGTTCAAAGATAAATACGAAATAGTTGATTATACACCAATGGAAGAAATGCACGAATTAATGAAGTTCACGCCAGTTGACATAGCGATAAGTTCAAGTGTTTTTTTTTGGAATTTAGGAAGCGAATTATTGACAGCTACGCTTACTTATTTGGAACGGCAGATAAAAACGAACAAGAAGACGGAAACGAGTTTAGCGAACAAGCTCAATTTGGAAAACAATGGGGTTGGTATCAATCAATTTATGCACTCGCTCAAGGAGACATTACAAGATTTGACACAGTCACCGGATATAGACTTACTCAATGTCTCACCTATCTTACCTTCGAAAAACAAAAGCAAGAAATTGAACAACGCCAATTAAATAAATTACGCAAATGACCGGTTATTACAACTTATTAGACAAATTAAAAACACACTTTGACGCAGACGTTATTGTTAACACGGTAACACAAGGCGACATATTTAAAGTTGATTTAAGCAAACAAACAATATTTCCTTTAGTTCATATTATGGTTAATAACTGCACGTTAGACGAACGCACAACGACTTGGAATATAAGTTTAATTGCAATGGATATTGTTGATTTGTCAAAGAGCGCAACAACAAATATTTTTTTAGGCAACGATAACGAAATTGACGTACTAAATACACAACACGCAGTATTAAACAGGGCATACGAAATAATAAAACACGGAAGTTTAGCATACGATTTATTTATGGTTGAAGGAACTGCAAATTTAGAACCATTTACTGAAAGGTTTGAAAATTATATGGCAGGTTGGACTATGACTTTTGACATAGTAACGCCAAACGAAATGACAATTTGTTAAGATGAAACAAAGCGAAGTACAAAAAGAATTAGATAGGTTTTCAAAGTCGGTAATTAAAGAAGCACGAAAGAATTTAACTACCTTAAAAAAGAACCACACAAAAGGACTTTGGGAAAGTTTAAAAGGTAACGTTAAGGCAATGCCAAATAGTTTGTCTATAGACTTTGAAATGAATTTGTACGGACAATTTCAAGACAAAGGAGTTAAAGGAGTTGGTGGAGTTCGTGCAACAACAAGCAAGTTCAAAAGCACGAATAATAAAGGTAAAATGTGGAAGCAAAACGCTCCACAAAGTGAGTTTAAATTTAAGATAGGTAAAAAGCCAAGCGTAAAACATTTTATGCAATGGAGCGCAAGTAAAGGACTTAATCCGTATGCAGTAAGAGATACTGTTTACCATCAAGGAATTAAACCGAGTTTGTTTTTTACTAAACCATTTGAAAGCGCATTTAAAAGATTGCCAAATGAGTTAATTGAAAAGTTTGGTTTAGATGCAATGAATTTATTTAAAGAAACACAATTTAAAAACGAAAAGAAATAATGGCTAATATATTTACACGGTCTCCGTATATAATTAGGATTGCAGAAAGTGGACAAAACGGCTCAAAGGTAGAATTGTTTATAAGCAACACAACAAGTTTTTCAGCAACACCACAATACACGTTAAGTAAATTAATACCGGCTTCTAACAATATAGAAACACTTTACGACATAAGTTCTTACATACAAGAATTTATAACACATAGCGCCTGTTCTACAAGTGGCGATGCACAAGTTGTTACACCAACAAGCCAATATGCAAACGTAAGGGTTAAAAGATATAAATTAGTTGGTTCTACTTATTCTCCAACAGCCACAAATGCACAAGTTGACTACAAAGCATTTAATGGTTACGGATATTACGAAGACAATGTTAACGTAGAATTAGGCGATTATGGATTAAATCAAACTGTTAACCATTATTATTTACCTACAGCATACGCTGGAAAAATACGAATAAATGTTGGAGCAAATTTTACAGTTGTTTACGAAAATTTAAGTACGGGAACACCAACAACTTTAGTTCTTGGAGCAACAGCAAACGTTTTTGACATTCCACGAGTACGAACGGCAAACGTAAACGATGGAAATATTGTTACAATATACAACGCATCTTCAGTTTCACAAGCATCTTATGTTTTTTTTCCTTTAGAAGAATGTAAATACACACCAGTTATAATAGATTTTGTAAATAGATATGGAGCTTGGCAACGTGAGTTTTTCTTTAAAGCAAGTAACGATAACTTCAGCGTTGAAAACACGGAATACAATTTAATGCAAACATTTACTACAGTTTCAAATGTAACTACTTACAACGCTTTAGAAGGACAAAGAGAAACATTTAACACTAACGGCAAAAAAAGTATTAAGGTTAACACAGGTTGGGTTGCTGAAGATTGGAAGGAAGTATTAAAACAAATAATGTTAAGTGAACGAATACTGATTAACGATAAACCTGCAAAGATTAATAGTAAAAGCACGGAGTTGTTTAAGAGTATAAACACGAAACAAATTAATTATACTTTAGAGTTTGAGTTTACATACGATGTTATTAATTCAGTTATCTGATGAAAAGGCAAGTAGCAATATTTATAGAAACGGCTTTAGCACAAACCGAGTTAGAATTTTCACGTTTAGAATTATTTAACGATGAAAAAATTACCGTAAGTTCTACTATTCAAAATATTTCGGATATAAGTAAAATCTTTACAGACTATTCACAAGGTTTTACAATTCCTTGTTCACCGATTAATAATGCAATATTTCAACACTTTTACCAAAACGATGTTGATGCAACTATTGACTACCAAAACCGATACAACGCTTATATAGAAATAGACACAATTTTATTTAGACGTGGTAAAATTCAGCTCGAAAAAACGAATCTAAAAAACGGAAAACCTGATAGTTATTCAGTAACTTTTTACGGAGCAGGAGTTTCTTTAAAAGACTTCTTTAATGAAGACAAATTAAGCCAATTAAATTATAGCGGTTATGACCACAACTATACAAACCAAGAAGTTTACAATCGAGTAACAATAGATAGCGCAACAACAGATTACAACGTACGTTATCCGTTAATAAGTTCAAATAGAGTTTGGCAGTTTGGTTCGAGTTTTCCTTTGCCTACTGCAAATTTACCTAATTGGTATGATTATCCTTCAAACAATAGCAATAATATAGCGCACGCTTCGGGTGAAATAGTTTACACAGAGTTATTTCCTGCTGTTCGTGTTGCAAGTATATTTGATTTAATTCAAAGTAAATACGCAATAACATTTAACGGCATATTTTTACAAAGTGACTTATTTAAAAAAGCATTTTTACTTTACAAAAACAAGGAAAGTTATCACTACACAAACAACCCTGTAGAATTAGATTTTACTTCGTCAAGTGGCGTTTTAGCAAGTGCGTTTAACACAACAACAAATAGTTTCACACGAATAGAATTAGACACTACAGACACAGTTTTTCATACTTTATATTACACCGTTGTTTCTTTAAGCGTAAGTCCAAGTGATTACTTTATTGATATGTACAGAAATGGAGTTTATGCAAATACACGAACAGGAACAACAACGGCTTCACCTTTTCAATTTAGCGAATACGTAAACGAAAACGAAATTATAACTTTTAAAATACGAAGTTATGCTGCAATAACAATTGGAATAAATTTTACTTATAAAAGAACAGAATTTAGTTCACCGGGTATTACTGTTGTTCAAGGAACAGCAGTTACAACGGCAACAACAACTTCATTTACTGATTTAGCAGGTTTAGCTCCTGATATGAAAATAAGTGATTTTATAACAGGAATATGCAAAGAATTTAATTTAACGGTTTACTCAAACACGAAGAACGTATTTACTTTTGACCCAATACAATATTGGTATTCTAAAGGAGCAGTTGTTGACATAACGAAATACACCGACATCACAAGCATTGAAATTGAACGAATGAAACTTTATAAGTCCGTTGAGTTTAAATACCAAGATAGCGAATGTATGCTTAATAAATACTTTTTAGAAAGTCCATTAAACGCAGATGCTCACGGCTACGGAAACACGAAAATAGGCTGGAACTATGACGGTGGCGAATACAAAATAGAAAGTCCATTTGAAAACTTACTACATAATAACTTCGGAAACAATTTACAAGTAGGTTACTGCCTAAACAAAGAACTTGCGCCTTACATACCGAAACCTGTTTTGTTGTATATGAATAGAATTACAACTTTAACAGGTGGTGACAAAATACATTGGAACGGACTAACATCAACAGACGTTTACGTTCCATTTGGACAAGATAGCGAAATACTATTTGAAACAGGTACAATTCCTTTAACGTTAAATTTTGGTGAAGAAATTTCAAGTTTCTATTTAGTAAACAACCCAAACACGATTTACGCTTTATATTACAGAGATTATTTAGTTAACCTATACAACCCAAAAAACAGATTAGTAAAAGTTAAAACAATACTTCCTGTTTCTTTACTTACAAGTTTACAATTAAATGACCGCCTTATAATAAGAGACAAACGTTATATGATTAACGAAATGCAAAGCGACTTGACAACAGGTGAAGTAAGTTTTACTTTAATTAGTGACTTTGCACAAGTAAAGCCAATTAAGTTAGTTGACACACCAACAGGAACATCTAATACTTTACGTTTTGCAATATTATTTACAAACGGAGCAACACAAGTAAGAGTTGGAAAAAGCGCAGGTAATGTTACTTTGTCAAGTGTACTTTTTACAGCAGAAGGTTATTTAAACGTAACAGTTCCAACACACGCTGCACGAGTAATTACAATAACATTAGACACAGAGTATCTTAACGGAAACACGGACACAAACTATATAATAATAAACCAAGTATGATAAACAAAATAATAGAAATGCTTTTATTAAGTGATTTTTACGGAGAAAGTGAAAACATCGACATAGCAAAGGGTAAATATAAATTTACTACAAGCATAAAAGAACAATGGAAACAAGCACAACGCAAAAGGTTAATAGAAAAAAAACTAAAGAATAATGGCTGAAAAAAAAGTAATTGAATTAGAAGTTAACACAAATCTTGACTTTACAGTAACAGCGTTAAAAAAGGCACAACGTGAAGTTGCTATATTGTCTGAAAAGTTTGGTGCTACTTCAGCACAAGCCGTTGAAGCCGCTAAAAAAGCCGCTATTCTTAAAGACAAGATAGGCGATGCAAAAGCATTGACTGATGCGTTTAACCCAGACGCAAAGTTTAAAGCGTTAAGTGGTGCGTTAACAGGTGTTGCAGGTGGTTTTTCTGTTGTTACCGGTGCAATGGCTACGTTCGGAAAACAAAACGAAGACGTAGAAAAAGCGTTACTAAAAGTTCAAGGCGCAATGGCTTTGGCTTCAGGCGCACAAGCAATAGGAGAAAGCATTGATAGTTTTAAACAACTTGGAGCGGTAATAAAAGCAAATTCAGTATTTCAAAAAATAATGACTGCGGCTCAATATGCTTACAATTTAGCAATGGCGTTAAATCCTATCGGAGCAATTATAGCGGCAACTATTGCTTTAATAGCAGTTGGTTACAAGTTAATTACAATGTTTCAAGCAAGTGAACAGGCAAACGTTAAAAACGAAACAGCAGTCAAAAAAAATACTGTTGCTTTAAAAGAACAAATAAAATCAAGTGAAAAAGCAAGTGAAGCATTAAAAACAAAGAACGGACACGAGTACGAAATGGCGAAAGCTTCCGGTGCAAGTACAAAAGCATTAAGAGCGTTGGCACTAAAACACGCAGAAGAAGAAATTGCACTCAACAAAGCAAGTTTAGCAACGGCAAAAAATACATACGAGAAAAACAAGAATACTTTAGCAAGTTTAATTAATTCAGGTGCAAGTGATGAATTAATTGAAAAGCAAAGAGAAGTAACAACTGAAGCACGAAAAGCGTCCGCAGAAGAACGTAAAGATTTAGAAGAAGCGGTTAAAAATAAAAAAGATATTATAAGAAAAAACGCTGTTGAAGTTAGACAAGAATTAACCGACAACAACACGAAAATAAAAGACGCAAACAAAGCACTTAACGAACAAATTAAACAACAAAATGAAGAAGCAGCAAAAGCTGAAAAAGACCGTATTAAAACATTAAATGATAGCATACTTTCATTAAGAGAAGAATTAAGGTTAAGTAAACTAAACGAAGAACAAAAAGAAAAAGACGAAGTAGAAAAAAAATATACAAAGTTAATTGAAGACGGAAAAAAAGCAAAAATTAGTGTTGTAGATTTAGAAAAAGAAAAGGAAAACGCGCTTAAATTAATAAGAGAAAAATACGACAAGGTTTATGAACTTTCAATAGAAGAAAAAAAGGCAAAAAACAAAGAAAAAATTGCTAATGAAAAAACGGTTTTAGAAGAATTAACAAAAAGTGAAGCGGAATTAAAGTTAATTAAACTTGATGAAGAATATAAAGCGCAACAACTATTATACAAGGACAATAAAGATATTTTAAAGGCACTTGATGTAAAATATGCAAAGGACAAAGAAGGATTAGAACAAGAAGACGTTGCAAGACAAAAAACCATTAATGAAAAAAAAATACAAATGGCAATGGACGGACTTTCAATTATAAACGACTTGTTTCAAATGAACGCAGGAAAAAGCGAAAAGGATGCACGTAGAGCATTTAAAGCACAAAAAGCGTTTAACCTTGCTTCAGCTTTAACGAATACTTATTTAGCAGTTACAGCAGCACTTGCAAATAAAAAAGAATTGTTTCCTGGTCAACGTTTTGTTGAAGCAGGTTTAGCAGGTGCAGCAGGAGCAGTTCAAGTTGCTAAAATAGCAAAGACACAATTTACAAGTTCGGCAACTTCAGCAGATACAGGTGGTGGCGGTGGCGGTGCAACAGCTCCAACAATGTCAGCACCACAATTTAACGTTGTAGGACAAAGCGGTGTTAATCAACTTGCAAGTCTTAATCAACAACCAATACAAGCTTACGTTGTTTCCGGACAAGTAACTTCACAACAGGCGTTAGATAGAAATAGGTTAGCAAACGCAACTTTAGGCGGTTAGAAAATACAACAAACAAACAATAATTTAATTAAATAGATATGCGAATAGTTGAATTAATAATTGACGAAAAAGACGAGACAAGCGGAATAGACGCTGTTTCAGTTGTGTCAAGTCCTGCAATAGAAAGCGACTTTATTTATCTATCAAAACACGAAATAGAACTAAAAGAAGTAGATTCTGAAAAGCGTATATTAATGGGTGCAGCTTTAATACCTAACAAACAAATTTACCGTAAGAACGACAAGAACGAAGAATACTACATTTACTTTTCTGAAGAAACGGTACGCAAAGCAAGTGAATTGTTTTTTATGAACTCAAACCAGAACAACGCAACTTTAGAACACAAACAAAAGTTAGACGGAATGTCGGTTGTTGAAAGTTGGATTACAGAAGGGAAAAACGACAAAAGTATGAACTACGGATTTAACTTTCCAAAAGGAACGTGGGTAATTTCAATGAAAGTAAACAACGATGAAATTTGGAACAAAGTAAAATTAGGTGAAGTAAAAGGATTTTCTATTGAAGGTTATTTTGCAGACAAATACGAGATGAGTTTAATTAACGAAGATGAAATTTTAATAGATAAAATCAAAGAAATTATTTTAAATGGCGAAGCAAACTAACGTTAAAGTTCATCTTAAAAAACCGAAAGTTAAACGTGCAGGAGTACACGCAAAAACACGAAATAGTAAATTAAAGTCAAGTAAAAATTACGTTAAAACTTATACACGACAAGGACGATGAGTAAAAAAATAACAAAACAAGTAGCACAAGCGAAAACAAGTCCTAAAGGCGGTCAACGTGGTTGCCTATGTAAAGACGGAAAAACGTACTCTGCAAAGTGTTGTGACGGTAGTTTACAAGCACAAGGAATAGGCGCAATTTAATTTAAAAATACAACAAAAAATAAACAATTAAATTATACATATATGAACACACTACAAAACGTTTACGACAAATTAGCAGACAAAACAGAATTAGCAAAACACGAAGTTGAGTTGGGTTCTGCACAAGATTTAGAAAAAGAGTTAGTTTTATTGCAAAATTTACAAAAACCTATTAGTCAAAATATTGATAAGTTAACAAATTTAGATAAGCAATTAAAAGAAGAAAAAAAAATGTCAAGCGATAATTTAGTTAAACTAAATTCTTCTTATGAAAAAGCAGTTGTATTACACGATAAATTAAATAAAATGTCTAAAGAACTTGGTATTGATTTACCAATTGTAACTACTGCATTTAAATATTTAAAAGGGGCTGAAGCAGATTATAATGATTTAAAAACTTTATTAAACCAAATAAAATAAAACACGAAATATGAAAACAAGCGTAATTAATCAAATCAAAACACTTTTAGGAATGGAAGTAAAATTGGAAACAATGAAGTTAGCAGACGGAATAACAATTTTTGAAGCAGACGCTTTTGAAATGGACAAAGAAGTTTTTATTGTAACTGAAGACGAACAAAAAATACCTGTTCCGGTTGGAGAATATGAGTTAGAAGACGGACGTATTTTAGTAGTAGAAGTTGAAGGTATTATTTTAGAAGTAAAAGAAGCTCCAACAACTGAAGAAATTGCACCTGAAGACGAAGTTGCTCCAGAAGTTCCTGTTGAAGCAGAAGCAGTAACACCAAGTGCAAAAAAGACAATTGAAAGCGTAGTTAAAGAAACGTTCTTTGCAGAAATAGAAAAATTAACAAACGAAAATATAGAGTTAAAAGCACAAATCGAATTACTATCGAAAGTTGACGAAGTTGCAAACGAAGCAACCGAACTTACCGAAGTAAAACCTATTTCATTTAACCCTGAAAACACGAACGAAGTAGAACACGTTCAATTTGGTTCTAAAAGACCACGTTCAATAATGGACGCAATTATAGAAAAAATTAACAA